TTGCCATATATCACCTTCTTACTTGGTAGTCTTTGTAGGAGTTGAATCCTTTTCGCTTTTACCTGTTGTGGTAGTCTCTTTGACTTCTTTTGTGCTTACTTTCTTGAAGTGATGCATGAAGCCTTTTTTCTCCATGTCCTTGACAGTGGCAGAGTCCAGATCGTATGTCTTTCCTACCTCAAACTCTGAGAGCTTTGCACCTGAGTAAAAGCAATTATCTACACACACATAATCCATACACATATCTCCTGTTCATTCAAAAAAAGGCATGGCAAACCTCTGCGGAGATCGACCATGCCTCTCATATTTCTACGAGCTATCTACCGAGCTCGACCCAAGCAGACACCGTCTTAGCGGTAAACACGCCGGTACTCTTTGGAGTAGCACCAGCTCGCAAATATCTGCGATGTTCTGTTGGCATCTCGATAACAACCTGGTCGTCATCTGTTGGAGCTGTTTTCTCTGCTCCTTGCCTGATAGTTGCCCATGTTGAACCATCTGCAGAGTCCTGCAATAGTGGAACAAATCCGTCTATTGCAGCAAAGTCTGCACCTGGTTGGAAGACAATATTGACATGATTACGTCCTGAGTGCTGGACTGCAGGATCGTTCAGATCAAGAATGTCTGCACTATACACAGGCGTATCTTTCGTCGCAAGTGACAGGTTCCCGAATATAAGAAGTGCATCTCTAGCCATTTGTATACCTCCGTTATGAGATTACCGATTCAGTGTCGGTAATTGCTTCCATGAACATCACTGGGATGCCCACAAATCTGGTTACAGGACCAAATCCCTCGATGTCCTGAATCGAGTAAGCTGCGTTTGACTTCTCATAAGCGAGAGTCTCAACGATTGCATGGATGGTTCTGTTTGCGAATGCAACAGCATCTTTTCCGATGTTCGGCAGCTGGTTTTTCATCTTAATGAATGTCGCATGAGGAAGAGAACTGCCGGTTACCGGGATGTTACACATGCGCTGGAGGGCCTTGTCATTCTTGATCTCCATACCACCTGAGATCTCGAAGTGACGGATCCATGCCCACATCTTTCCAGTTCCAGTTGGCACGTCAATATAGTGCCGACCGCGGTCTTCTGTATTGATGCCAGGAGCCATGCCAGGAGCATATCGAAAATTGAATCCTTCCTTACCGAACTCGAGCAGATACAGACTTGACTGATCTCCAGTTGTTCCGCCGCCTGACCATACGATCTTGCTGTCAATGGCTGCACGTCTCTGTGCAAATCCCTGAAAACCATCTTTGTTGTCAACACTGTAGATAACCTGCTTAAGCCAGTCATCCAGGAACCCTTTCGTGTTTGCAACATCTTCTGAATCACGAACAGATTTCTTGTCCTTTGCTGCTTTCAGCAGTGTGTCATCTACCAGAGAATCTGCCTGGTAAAAAGCAATCGGTTCTACGAACTCATCCGAAGTTGAGCTGATTGTAGGAACCGCACCGTTGATTTTTGTGAAAGCGCCTTTCCCAAGTCGGACTGCTTTCAACCATTTGTGGAAAGATCCATTATTGGACGGATACCACGGGGCGAACTGCAGAAGGTCGTTGCGTTTAACAAGCTCAGCGAGAAACTCAAGCTGATTTGTATAGCCTTCACGCTTCTGAGCCTCGACAATATTCATCATTTGCGTCGAAGTTATCGTAGCCATATTCCTTACCTCTTACATAAAAGATTTCGTTATTCTGGCAACGTTTCCTGCGCTCATGCTCATCGAGTCCCTGCTCGGTTCCTCGTTGCAGTCTTGCCCAGTCCCGTATGCGCCATACTCACACAACCTGTGCTGTACACAGTTTCGTATATGACGCAAGTACATAGCAACAAGCTACGGGAAGGCTATGTCTCCTTCTGCTTACTGCCCTCTACGTACTTATTGAACTCGTTTGAATACCAGTTCCCCGGAAACCCTTCGTCCTCATTCTTTTCTTCCTCAGTGTCGGATTTCTTTTTCTGATCCTCGGTATCTTTGTCCTGTTTATTATCAGGCTCATCACTCTTTTTCTTGGTTGTGTCATCTTCCCCAATCTGCTCAAGAAGATCATCAATATATCCCATTATTTACCTCCTACAGCTTTTGTGAACTCTGGTGAGTAATCTCCAAATACTCCGTCTGTCTTTTGCCCACCAATGGATGTCTGGCCGTTTACAATGCTTCCGCCTCTGGCGCGTTCATCATTCGCAATCTTCATGACGAAATCCGCGCTATATATGAGGCCGGTATCTTTGTAGACTTTGCCAAGCCCAGTACGCTGCATATGCTGATTAAATAGATTCACAGTCTCTCTCGCAGCACGCTCACGTTCAGCCTTAACTGGATACGCGTCCTTTAACTGTGCTATCAGTCGAGCATCGAATGTTTGTACTTGCTTCTGTTTGTTGTCAGCCATTAACTGCTGCGATGTGTAATAGCTCTTCCCGAGCACCTTCCACATTGCATCAGCCTGCTTATGTGTCAAACCAGCACGCATGAACTCGCTTCGCATCTGTTTCTCAAGCGTCCCACTCATCTCTTTCGGAAAACCAACATCTCCAAGCTTGTATCCATCCTCGCTCTCTGGTACACCCATCTTTGTGAAAAACGCCTTAATATCATCTATGCTTGCATCCTTTCCTGGGATCTCAATGGCTTTTTCCATGCGCTTTGCAAGATCAACGTACGCATCTGCAAGATCGTTGGTCTTTGGTTTATCACCAAGCAGCTTTACATACTCTTCATTCTCGCGTCTGTCCGGGGAAAGCTGAGAAAACCATTTAGGAAGCTCTGTCTTCTTCTCATCGTCAGGCTTCTTTTCTTCGGGCTTCCCTGCCTTTTTATCCTGCTCCTTACTGTCTTGCGAATCCTCATCTGTTTCAGTTGTGGTTTTGCTATTGGCCTTGGTATCATCTTCGGTGTCTGACTTGTCAGTATCGTCTACGCCTTTCCCTTGCGTATCTTCCTGATTTTTTGGCTCATCAACTACTGATTCTGTTTCTACTTCAGTCGTCTTTGTCTCAGCATCTTCTGCTGCGTGCTCTACATCTCCGCCTCCGCCTCCTGTACCGTCATCAGGTGTTAGAAGAAAGGGAAGGGTGTTCATTAAAAACCATCTAAACATTTCATGCCTCCTACTGCAAATCTATAAACGAAGCAGCATCACCGATCTTGTCTACGTAGTTTGACAAGTTCGACACTGTTGCTATTCCGATCTTCGCAAGCAGCCAGTTCGCGACTGCTATCTGGTTAGGATCTATCTTGCTCGGGTCTGCAGAGAAAAAGCCAAGCCTGTTCAGCAAGTCAGCTAACACTGCTTTCCCGTTTGGATTGCAGAACACATCCTGATAGATACGTCTCTCAAACTCTGCCTGGTGTAGTTGATCAAGTCGCTCTCTCTCAAGCTCTTGTTCTGTTGCCATGTACTCTTACCTCCTTCTCTGTCCTTGCTGCTGATTCATAGACTGTTCTACAGGGCTACCTTTCTCCGGTGCTTTGCTTCCCTTGGCAATTGCATCGTTCTGTACTTTCGCTGCTTCAATAGCCTGTTGCCGCTTCAGTTGATCTGCCTGCATCTGTGCCCTCTGCGCACGGATATCACGCACCTTGTCATCTTCACGAATCACTCGGTTGTCTACGCTGTAGGCTTCTCCTGCAAGTTCTGCATACTCATCGAAGTCAACCTTGTCGAGTATCGGAAGATATATCTCTGAAATACCGAGGATCTCCGACAAGAACTGCTTAGTCGTGTTCAGCCCCTGTGCTCTCTTCTGCAGCATGGTAAGCGGTGAAATAAAGTCAATGTTTATGTTTTGTTTATCCATACCCGCAGGCGGTTTATCTAGTCTCCGAGACTCCATCTCAAGCTCGTAGATCGCCTCAAGAACCGGTTCTATGAACTCATGTGCAAGACGGGAAAAAAACGATGCCATGATCGCACTCTTCTCATCCTGAAGTGCTTGCACTTCTGTCGCTGTCTTGTTCTTGTCCTGACTGGTCATAAGCGCAAGGAAGAAGTCAACATAATAGGATGATCTCACCTGCTGTTGCAGCATCTGTATCCTCTGTTCTGTCCAGGAGAGATTGCCTGTCACATTCTGTGGTTGAAAGTCTTCACCAGGCTTGAGATCAGTCATTCCGGACGGATAGAAGTTGATCTGCAGACCAGCAGTCTTTTTAATCGGCGGCCGCCCCTGCAACTGTGACAGACGTACCTGGTCTGAACAGATAGATTGCAGCATCTTGATATTGGAAATCTGCACCATTCCAGGAGAATCCACTCCCCATGGTGATCCACACGGATTCTTGGCCCAGCGCCAAGCAAAGAATCGTTTCTTTTCAAACCGCTTTGCCTCTACAGGCTTATCCTTATCAATATCTGCCCAGTAAAGCGATATGTATTCATCCTCTCCAGGTACATCGAGTTTGATCTTATTGTTTGGACCAATGTAGTGAGAGAACATATACAGTTCTCCGATATTCTGACTTTTTCTCATCTTATCCGGAATGTTTTCCTCTCCGAACTTATCAATTGCTTCTTCCTTTGAGAGATAGAAATCCCGAATAAGCGTGTCTACTTCTCCGTGCTGGTTCTCATCAATGACGTAGGTGCCGGGGTGGAGTGTGTGGAATATGGGTATATTTCTTTTTTTGTCCTCATCTAGCGTCATGACAGATGTGCCAAAATCAAAACCGCACTTTACGAATGCACGTGATTCATCGTAGTAATTCGACTTGTCAAGCTGTGCGTATATCTTACGCTCCTGCTTCTCAAGCCATTTTTTATTAGCATGAACTTCCATCAGCATCTTGTTTTCAAACTGCAGCCTGAACCATGCAATAGAACGCCCAAACGCATACCCCTGCAAACCGTCTGCTGCTATGTTCGATGCTTCAATGCCTGTCGTGTCGTATAGATCACGATAGTTTGGCGCACTTTCTGTTCCTGGCTTCCCAATGGTAGCAGACGAATAAGATGCAGCCAGATATGTGATAATATCATTCCATGTAGACTCATGGATCGACCGGTATTCTTTGAGTTTTTTATTCAGCTTCATGATAGATTGCATCTGTTCTTTTGTAACTGCCATTAAATCTCTCTCCTTAATCAGTCAAGATATGCAAACGGATCCCAGCTTGCATTCTTCTTTTCCTGTACTACTCGGTCCTCGGACTCAGTTACTCTTCTGTATGTCATCCACCAAGCAGCCATTAAGTACGTAACAACGAAGTCATCATGGATATCATCCGTCTCATTCTCATACTTAGTCCTGCCTGTCTTCTCATTCACCTTGCCCTTAAAGCTCATCAGCTGGCGTTTGAAGTCATCGGAATGCTGAATGTTTGGGGCTACTCGCATGCGCCCCTGCTGCATGATGATCATGCCTGCATGCACCAGATCCTCTTTCGGCACGTGCATCTCTTTGAGCACCGATGCAGTCCTGAACATCGTACTGCTCCCGCCGAATACCTTACCGAACTCTGCATACACCGGACGCGCCTCATTACCTCCCGTGAAGACAATCGGCAACGGCATCAGCCCCTGTTCTCGCATAATGTCAACAACAGCCTCTCCAACTCCTGTACCGTCAACAAGCAGCTGTGCATTATCTATCAGGTTTACCCGCTTCATCAACTCCATGACTGCTGCAGCCTGCTCTGTATAGCGTATAGCCTGATACTTGGCCATGTATACCAAGTCGAGGAAGGCTACGATCTGATCAGACCTGCCTGACTCTCTTGGGAAGTGCCTTACGTCCGGTGTGATTCGATATACCTGGATAGTCGTATAGTCTCGTTTCTTCGCTATATCCACTGCAATGATATATTCTTTGTTTGTATCGATCCCTACCATGTCTTAATACGCTCCTTCTATTGCTTGCAGGCTTGGGGCTTCGCCAAACATATCTTCATTGTCAAATCCTGCTACGTTCTGTGCGAATGCTCTTTCAATCTCGTCATAGCTGAATACCATGTCTTCCTGCTCGACGAACTCACAGCAGTACTCCTGCATGTATTGCTGTCTGCCCATCGCCTCAAGCTGATCAATCTGCTCTTCTAGTGTGTAATGCCTCGGTGAATACCATGCTGCTATGCCATGTTTTGCCCTGTCCTGCCTGAATAGTGATTCTTCCATGTAGGGTATCAGGTTCCATTCGTCGTTCGGGTCCACTTCCCACGGTGATCTGATCTCGTATTTCTCCCACCTTTTTGAGATGGTATATGAATCATAGAAGAATCCCTGCTTGCCGTTCGGGGTGGATATGCTGAATAGCTCGCAGTCAGGATTATCTGTAAGCATCGGCCGGACACCTGACTTGTAGACAACATCAGGAATACGGGATGACTCATCGAGCACAAGCGTACGCGGATTTGAGTATCCACGTGCGGATCTCTCTGTTGCCGGGATGATGATAATACGGCTGCCATTAGATAGAACAATCTTTTCCTGGCTGTCAGACTTGATGTCGGGATATGTAGGATCAACTGATATGAAGTCCTTCACCTTGAGAATATCCTCTGTCGCCTGCTTCTCGGTTGGCGCCAGGATAATATTCAAACTCTTCGGGTAATACTTTGCCGTATGGCACGGAACAGCGGAAACAATGGTTGACTTACCGCTCTGCCGGGCTCCGTTTATTGTCTTACGCCTATGCCGAGATTGCAGCACTGATTTCTGCCACTCGAACGGTGTGAATCCAAGGGATGCGATGTACAGCGGTCGGGAAAGTCCGTATGCGATCTCTTGCATAGCTTCACGTACTGCTTCATCCTGCCTGCTCTTAATTGCCATTTGTGACACCCTCCACAAGTCTCTGCATAAGCTCGGGCTGGTCTGCTGTCTCTCGCTCAATAACCTTCACCACGTTCGTGACGATACTGTTATTCTGCGTGATATTGATATCAACATTCGTAACGTCCTGGACAAGACCAGCAATCTTCGCAAGGCTGTCCAGCTGTTTGTTGAGAGTCTGCGCGGTATCAAGGATGAGTTTTCGAGGATCACTGATCTTGCTCTCGACTTTTATAATTTCCTCATCATCTCGCATTGCTCGGTTGAGTAGTTCCTGAAGGTTTGCTTTCTTCCTTATACGAGTCTCTTTACCGTCACTATCGTCTAATATCAAGTTATATATTACCTGATGTTCATGAGCTCTTGGATCAATGTTATACTTGCTTGGATCATCTACATCCTCAAGCCATTCATTACACGCGTCGTATATCTTCTGCACGTAGACAATGGTCTCTTCAATTCTCTCCAGGAGAGCAGCTCCGCCATAACCACCATTAACCAAGGCATTTGCAGCATCCTTCCGTAACTGTCTATATGCATATCTCTTCACAGCACTTTCTGTTAGGCCATAATCGTTCGCTATCTTGTTGTATGGTTCTTGATTGATAAGAGCCCTGATGATTGCTTTCTTTTTCGGATGCTTATTCACACTGAATGCGTTAGCCATGCCTAAAATGCCTCCCATTCTGTTATCTCATCTACCTCTCTTGAAGAAACTTTGTACTCGTGACATCTGATAGTCGGCGCCGTCCTGTAAACCGCAAATGGATCCTTACCCAAAGGCTTGCATATCTGGATCTGACGCACCCCGCGCGGCAATCTTATCATCTTGTGTTCGTGGCTGAGTGCCATACT